ACCTAAAGCTGAAAGAGACTATCGTTTCTTTGAGATGGGCAACCATTTTTCAGAGAATATTTTTGTAAGGTACTGTAAGTTTGATGAGGTGGATCAGTATCTACCTGAGTTCAGAGAGTACCTTGAAACCTATCGTAAGATGGTGGATGAAGCACAACCTACTGGTGAAGACCTTAGTTTTTATCAAGACTTTGATATATACATGAAGAAATTAGATCCTATCTTAGGATATCTTTCTAGTAGGTTCGGTGCAGATAATGCTGACCGAATGATGAATCAATTCTTCTTCCCTTACGCTGATGAAAACAGATGAAGTACTGGGTCATCCATTATGGATGCTACCAGTCATGTTACTAGCAGTTCTAGTAATGATAGAGGGTTTACACACTTCAGCACATCTTCATAAAGAGATTGATGTACATGGAATCTGTAGGCAGAACAAGGAATACATTGAGAGTCTAGAAGAGGACAGTTATTAAACTGACACAAGGGGGTAGCACACCCCCTTTTTTAATGGTATAATTTACTTAGTGATAAAAACAAAAGTGTTAGCAGAATTGTTACAGCTCGCTGAAGCAGCTATGGTAGCCACTACCTTATCAGTTGGTCTGGTTGCTACTGGATCTTCTGTTATCAGTGGTACAGCTCCACCAGATTTGGCTGGATTTATTTCAGCAGTTCAGCCACCTTATGAATCAGATGACAAGAGAATTTATCCAGAGGTGCTAGAAAAAAAGGAGATAATTCCTCCTGATTCTCGTATCCGAAAATGACTTTTTGATTCCCTAAAACCCCGAAAAAAAATCGGGGTATTTTTTTGTCAAAAAAGTCGCACCCATTTAGGTACGTAAACAAATAACAATACACAACCCCACCATGTAACTAGAGCAGTAAAATCAATCCATCTCTGATTCCATGATGTCCAAATAAGTCCATTAATTACTAGAGCGACCCATAACCAATCCATTGTTGAATGAAACTTTTTCCAATTATCACCAAATTTGTTGATTAGCTCCTTTCTCCATTTAGCAAATAATGGAGATTGATGTCTCATAATAACAAATCCTTCATTTAGGACCATTATAATAAATCCAACCCAAAATATCATACGCCAGTTTTCTTCAGTCTCTTATTTATGAAGTCTGAGGATTTTCCATATAGGTTCTGTTTTTTGAATTCTTCTACAAATCGGTAAAAGAAGGATTGCTTCAATATGTAAATTTCCCTCTTTTTCTCGTTTTCTGCTGTTTCGTACTCAAAGTTCAATATTGCTTTTGAGACAGTATTTCCAGGAACTGTAAGTTGTTGAGTTCCATCCCAATACGTAAATGGACTGTCATAGAAGTTTTTGTCTACTTTAAGTCCACCCTCTAATATTGTGATTGGTATCCCATCTAGAGTTTCGGTGGATTTTACTTCTATTGTTTCATAATGATGAATTCCCGAAAATGCGTCAATTTCGCCATATTTTGATTCTGCGACTTTTCGTAATGTTGAAGAATCTAGAGGAAATCCAAATTGTGGGTTAATGAGGTTATTTGTTAATACGATGATCCAATCATAATATGGACTTCCATAGTAATCATTTGCGATATTCTCTAATTTAACACCTTCTTCTACACTGTATTTGTCGTAAAAAGTGGCATATCCGAAAATATCATCATTTATTTTAAATCGTCTAAAGAAGTTTTTAGTCGTTGTGAAGTCAGATTCCGAAAATGGGTAACTTATCGGTTTTATATCGTATTTTACGTCTGGGATATATGAGAAATACATTAGAAACCTCTCTCTACGTCATCTCTAAAGATAATCTTCGTTTCTGTGAAGTTTACCTGAAGTTCTGTTGCTACTGGGAAACTTCCTTCTGCTCCACCATCATAAGTAGCATATGTTCCGTCAGGAGTGTAATTTACCTGAACTCTTGCCATACCACAAGGTTTAAATTGTGCTAATTTTTCGTTTCTGGAGCTTCCTGTCATGAAAGTAAATTTACATAGCCATGGTACATGAATGAAGTTCTCTCCACCCATGCTTGTCTGATCTTTTTTCTTTTCATTTACATTGCTAATACTAAAATCTGATATTTTATCTGTTAAACCCCAAGATGGCATAGATGCTGCTCTGAATGTCTTGACAATCTGATCTATTGTTTTAGCTTCATTAATATTTCTTGGAACCATTTTGAATGTCATTGAAAGTTCTCTTAGTGATGGTGAATCATATAATAGTTCTGCATTTGGATTTAATACTATACCTTCAGTTGAACCAGAGACATCATTCATTGTTAAGTTACCACCAACTCCAGGAACTTTATTCAAACCTGCTGTAGTTAGTGCTTTTTGAATTGCTTTCCAGTTACCACCGAAGTCTTTAATTCTATTTTCAGCAAATGACATATTACCACCTGCAAGTGCTGCTACAGCAGCTCTTCCTACTGCACTGAATTGTTTTCCTTGCCATGTCTGTGCAGATTCATTACTTAAATCTTGTGGCATGGGAAGTACAATACTTGGACCTATTGGATCTATTTCTGTTGAACCTTGATATAGATTGTATGCCTCAGTTGCATTTTTACTTTGTGTAGCGTCTCTACTAAATGGTGGTATATATTTACCAAATTGAAAGAAAACGTAGTCTGTATTAACATCTATTGAATCAGTTGGCCATCTTAGTGTCTTTGTGTGGTCTGCACTTGGTCCTGATCCTTTTAGGGGACCAGCTGATATTTGTATAGCTTCTACTCCTCCTGTGCTGTCATCAGATGAGCTATTATTATTTACTTGAGAAGTAAGATCTCTTCCCCCAGATAATCTGAGCTGATTTTCATTTGGTACACTATTAGATTTCAGCCAGTTACTACCTGTTGTTAACTTTATATCTTGATATATCCAGACCTGACCACTTTCATCTTTAAAGTAATCTCCTGGATTTGCATTTACTGGTGGATTTGCTGGTACTGCCATATTATTTTACCATCTCTCTACTTTGTTTTGTACCATAACCACGAATAACTCTTCTTTGTTTGATTTTATCATAGAAGTTTTCTTGAGTATCTTCCCATACCATCTCTTTAGTGTAAGATGTTCTACCAGCTTTACCCTTTACATTTCTGACAAAGTTTTCCAGTGGTAATAATATGGCAGTAGCCCATTCAGCTGAAGCTAGATCAAGGAAATAACCATCAACATTACTAGTTAGGTATTTATGGAAGCAAGATTTAGGAATATTTATCCTTCCTTCCATCAATTGCCTTGCTACTATTACTCTTTTCTTTGGTGCTAGGTAATGTAGATTAGCTCCCCAGAATTCATTTCTAGTTGCTTGGGTTACATATACTAATGGAAATGAATCCCAATATGGTAGTCGCATTTTAAATTTTGCGTCATATTCAAAGAGATACATGTGACCTGATACTGTATATCTTCTCAGTTCATTTTCGTCTTGTTCCTCTTCTTTACCATGACGATCTTGCACTTCATCTCTGATTATTCTATCAGGAGATTTGTTGTAAAGCATTGCCTCCGTTCGGACGGCGTTTCTGTACCAGGTATATGGCTTTGTTTCTCCTCCAGTCTTAGCTTTTATTTTCTCAAATAATGTTTCGTATCCTGGATCCTCTGGTACTATATTTTGTTGGATTTCTCCAAATCCTTGTGGCATTTTTCTATACTGCTAAATGGTCTTCTGTTAGTATCAAAAATTTCATTTGCCTATCTTCACAGAAGTTCTCAGCAGCGTCCCATTTGGCACGATTTTTAGCGAATGTTAGAACAGCGTTTTTATAGGCTCTAGTCCTTTTGTCTTTATCATGTGGTGGTTTTGTTTGTTTCTTGGGTTTAATTTCAACTATGTACTTAGATATTTTTCCTCCTTTTTCACGTACTTTAATATAAAAGTCAGGATAATATCTGTGTGATCTATTATCTATAGGAGATCTATATGGAATTGCGATTTCCTCACTTCCCCATTCTAATATGGAGGGTGTGGTATCACAATACTTCATATATTTTTTCTCCCATAATGATCGGTATACTACACGGCGAGGGTTGCCACGGTATTTTCCAGGGTTAACTGGTGTGTAAATTCCCGAATAAGCCATAAATAAAAAATAATCCACATTTTATATTTAGAGTGGCAGTAACTAATATTAAAGAATTTATGACCAGAATCGGTAGGAAGGGAGGAATGTCCCTGACTACTGGTTTTGATATACAGTTTGATTTCGTTAATGATCCCCCTTTTGCGAAAAAATATTATAATAAAGACATTGTACATATGACATGTGATGAAGCTCAGTTGCCGAATGTACAATCAGCTGTTGCTCAGATGAATAACAGGTATTTGGGAGAGGGTTCTGTTTCGTATCCACATACAAGGATATTTACAGATTTAAGTTTGGGATTCTTATTAGATGCAGAATTAACATCATTAAAATTCTTCCAAGCTTGGTATGACTACATTTATAGTGATTGGAGTGTCAATGATACATATTCTCCTCAGTTTAATGTTGCTAAGGGAGCTAAGAGAACGGAAGCAAAACCACGTAATCGTGTTAATAGATTGAGGTTTCAAGATGAATATGTAGCTACTCTCAGGATAATGAAGACTGAGAGTGGTAAGAATGCACATAATGAAAGAGCTCCTATAGTATATTTGTTGGAGAATTGTTATCCATATGCTGTTGATGCAGTACCACTCTCTTACGGTACTTCACAGACAACTAGGGTTAATGTTAATTTCTATTACTCTCGTCACACTGTTAGATATGGTCATGTAAGTAGCTGAAAAAGTCGCTATATATAAATACACGACTTGAAATTGTTTTTATGGCATTACCAAAGTTAGGGTATCCCACATATGAACTTGAATTACCCTCTACAGGCAAAACTGTTAAATACCGTCCATTTCTGGTAAAGGAAGAGAAAGTTCTCCTGATGGCATTAGAATCTCAGGATGAAAAGCAAATAATAGCTGCGGTTAAGGATTTAATTAAAAATTGCGTCATTTCTCGTATTAAGGTAGATAATTTACCTAGTTTTGACCTTGAATATCTCTTTTTAAAGATTAGAGCAGCATCTATTGGAGAAACGATTAGTTTGACTGTTACTTGTCTTGATGACAATGAAACAACAGTGGAAGCTCAGATTAATATTAATGAAGTAGAGGTTGCTAAACCAGAAGGACATGATCAGAAAATCATGTTTGATGATAAAACTGGTATTGTAATGAAATATCCAAGTATGAAACAATTTGTTGAAAGAGAGTTTCTACAGAGGGAAATGAAGACAGATGAAATATATGATTTTATTGCAGAATCAATAGATCAGATATTTGATGAAGATGAAGTTTATGACTCAACTACCACTACAAAGAAGGAATTCCGCACATTTGTAGATAGTTTGACTACTAAGCAGTTTGAGAAAATTCAAGAGTTTTATACTACTTCACCTAAGTTAAGTCATACCTTTAAGGTCATAAATCCTAATACTGGTAAGGAATCTGAATACACGATTGAGGGTCTACAGAGTTTTTTCGCATAGCACTCTTCCAGAATAATCTGGAGGGGTATTATAGAATAAATTTTGCGTTGATGCAGTACCATAAATATAGCTTGACTGAGATTGAAGATATGATGCCTTGGGAAAGGGAAGTTTATACAACTTTCTTAATGCAGTACCTTGAAGAGGTTAGACAAAAACAAGAACAAGCTAAAGTAAAATAGTGGCAGTATCATTACAAAAAACTTATTCCAATGATCTTACAACTGCTCTTGCTGGTAAGATATGGGAGAAGGTGAAGGAAATTAATTCTGAGGAAGGTGATGAAAATGCTAAACCAGATCCTAAAGTTAAGAAGGCAGAACAAGAATGGAGAAAGGATGATCCAAGAGATATTCCTGTAACAACTGATAAAGATTTTAGAGATATTGTTCTAAAGTATTTTGGTGACGTAGAACTTGATGTAATCAGGCTGAATAATAGGGTTAGTACTCTATCAAATAAGATAACTGCTTATGGTGGTGGTATTGCAGATACTCAAAAATTAATTATTAATCAGAATGAGCTTCTTGAAGGCAAGTTAGATTTACTTTTAGAATCTATTACTAATAAGAATAAGCTTTTAGAGGAACAAAGAGAGAGGGAGAAATTTCAACAGTTAGAGCTTGATCTTGAGCAAGGTAAAGACACGTCTACTACTAAATCGTTAGTTGCTCTTTCTAAGAGTAAGAAGGGTGGATTTTTATGGAAGTTGTTGTTCAATAGAAAGGTTCAGAGACATCTTTCTAGAACTATCCTTAGAAAGGTATTGCGTAGGCCGAGAATCTATGCTAAATTGGCCAAGAGAAGATTAGCGAGGACAGTAGTTGGTAGAACATTAAAAACGGCTAGTAATTTTATTCCTAATAGGCAGATTGGAAAGAATTTGATGCTAAGAGCATTAAGTAGTCGTGTTGTCCAAGAAGCTTTAGTTAGGAAGTTAGGTAAAGAAGGAGCTGAAAAATTAACTCTTAAATTAGCAGGAAAAGCAGTACCTGGAGCTAATACTGTGTACGGAGCTGTTGAAGGTCTTGTACGTGGAGCAATGGGAGACTGGAAAGGAATGATGCTATCGTTTGGTAGTGCAGTTCCTTATGCTGGATATGCATTTAGTGCTATTGATTTAATGCGTGACATTGATCCAGAAGCTTATACTACGCATATTGAGGGCAAATTTCCTCCATCAGATGAAGATATAGGAAACTTTTTTAGAGACGCACTCGGTGTTACACCAGATCAATATGAGACTGGAACGCCAATACAACCACATGTTAAAAGTGAGACTGATATGATTAATCCAATAGGAACAGCTTTGATTTCTTCTTCAATTGCATTAGCAAGTGCTGCTGGTGTTGAGGCAGAGGTTAAGAATGAAGTAAAGAAATTGGGTCTTGGTTACAGTATTGTTAATATGAACCTTCCAACTGATATTGGTAGGGTGACTAAGATTGCAAGAATGCCTTCAATAGTCAGTGAAGAAAAGGTGTTATCAGAGAAGCCAGTATTTGATACTATGACTACTTCTGAAGCTAGAATACCTAAACATCTTGAAGAAGAGACTACTGGTGGAGGAGGTCCGAAAGTAACACCACGAGAAACATGGAGTGGAGAGATACAGGATTCTGATGTTGATAAGATACTTCCACAAGGAAATCCTTTACCTACTAGTGGTTATGGACCGAGACCACCAGTAGAAGGTGTTGCAACAGCTTCTAGAGATCATAAAGGAGTTGATTATGGTGTTGATGCTGGATCCCCAGTTTTAGCAGCAGAGGGTGGAGTTGTTGAACAAGTTCTTTCTAACTTTACTCATGGACAAGCAGTTACTGTTAGACATGCAGATGGAACTGCTAATCGTTATGGACATGTTGATTCTCTTGTAAGTGAAGGTGATAAAGTTGTAGCTGGACAAAAGATTGCTACTGTGAAGTATTGGGAGAGAATATACAATGGAGAACCAAGTGATAATACACATTTACATTTTGAGAGATTTCCAGCAGGTGCTGAACTTACGTGGGGTAATCAAATAAATCCTACAGAATATCTTAAAAATCTTGATGAGAAGAAGTCAGTAGATTTTAAACCAGAAGGAGGTGGTGTAAATAATGTATTAGATTCTCCTCCTGACATAGATAGTAAAAGAAATATATTCTCACCATTACAAGATCTTATTCCTTCTCTTCTTCAGCAGTTTAGCTCCTCTAATGAGGATATAGAGGATGAGGTTAGTAATCCACAACCTGTTGTTGTAGTAATGAGAAATAATTATAATAGACCTACTGGGTTTCCAGTAAATATTCCTGATAATAAACTTTCACATGATGATTTCCTTGAGAAGTATAAAATGGGATCCTTAATCTAATATGGCAACACTTACCAAGACATATTCTGGAGATCTTTCTTCTGCGATAGCAGGACAAATTTGGGAAGCCCGTCAGGATGCTGCTGCTAAAAGACGTGAAGCATTGTCTGAAGAGTTTATTGGTAAGGAAGTTGATGATCATAAACTTAAAAGAGGTGAGTTTTTTGGTCATGCTCTAGCAGAACGTGCTACTAGTTGGCTCCCTTATATGTGGCAACATAGGATGCCAGATTTTAGGGCTAATCCTGATTACTTAATGAGAGGTCAGAAAAGGACTATAATGAGTCCTTTTGCAAGTCCAATAAATCCCCAACCTACAGGTACTAGGGGTGGTCCTAATAAACCTCGTGGTGGCATAGATCCTGAGATAGTACCAAATGATACTATTCTTGGTAAGATGATTAATATCACACCAAGGAATAATACAGGTGGTATAGTACCTAAAGATGGTATGGTTGGTCGTGGTGGTCCGATTGTTAAGACAAGGAAGGATAGTATTAAAGTTAAGGATGAGAAGCTTGGTAAGTTTTTAACTGCTGTATTCATGTCCTTGAGTGCTAGTATACTTTCTCTTAATAGGAAATTGGATGGCAATCAAGATGCTTTAATAGAGTCCAAGGAAGGAATGTTTGCTACTCAGAAAGCATTGGAAGATAATTCTGATATGCTAGGAGATAAGTTAGATGCTATTATCGCTGCGATAAGAGAACAGAATGATGAAATTAGGAAGGCAGAAGATAGAAGAGAAGCAAAACAACAAGAGGTTGCTATTGAGAAAGAGAAGGATACCTCTGATACTGAAAGGTTTGTTAAATTAAGTCAGGATTCAGAAGAAGTTGAAAGGTTGAATCAGAGGGATGAACAACTGAAGTTGATGGAAGAGGAACGACAGTTAGAATTGCCCATTAATGCTGGTCAAGATGGAAAGGGATATGCTAGAGGTGGTATTGCTTCTGGTCCTGATAGTGGGTATCTTGCAGTTCTTCATGGTGATGAAGCTATTGTTCCTCTTGATAATAATGTTACACAAGGACAAACACCTGCTGAAGGAACTAAATCATGGGTAGATATGCCACATCTAGAGCGTGGAAATAATCCAGATGGAATGAAGCCACAAATAAAGAGATTACCTAGTGTCTTCCCTAAAACATCAATGGTTAATAACACTCTTACTACTGGTGGTGATGATGTAACTTTAGAAACAGAGAATTTATATAAAGCAATGCAGATGCCTGTTAAAGCATCTACTATTGTTACTATGGAATTACTTAGTAAAGTACTTTCCAATTCACCTATTGCAGGTGAGGTAGCAGATGAATTGAGACAAACATTTGCACCATTAGCAGCAGCTGCAGGTGTTGATAATACAATCACTAGGAGTATAGAGAAGAGATCTATATTTGAGAATAATAAAACAAAGAATGTATTCAGGAAAGAAGAACATACACCATTTGTAAAAGAAGAAAGAAAGTGGTGGAATTTATTTGGTAGGTTTAAAGATTGGGTTACTAGTGATGATGAGCCTGAAGGAGGTGGACCAGTTCCTCAAGGTGGTGGACCTGTTGGTGGTGGGGGTAATATAGTAAACTGGTGGAATAAAGGAAGAAATGTAAGAGTACCTGGAGAAAATACTGCTCGTTGGTTTGGTAGAAATAGTCTGATGGCAGATGATATGACACAGATTACTAGAAGTAACAAAGCATTTTCTGAAGGAGCTAAGGGATTAAGAGGTTGGAATCCTATTAAAGCATTTACTCCAGAGATGGTAGAAACTGGTCCTACACCTGCTGTTCGTCAGGCAATTGAGAGACCAGTTAGAGCAATTAGATCTTTGGGTTCTGTTAAGGGTGGATTCCTTGGTTTGGTATTAAATGAACTTATGAATCCAGCATCAACTGCTCAGTATGATCAACTTCATGGACCTAATGCACATTATAATAATCCCTCATATGATATTAATAGAACGTTGATGAATTCTCCATCTTTCACTGGATTGAAGTATAATCTTGTAAAGAGTGAATCAGAACAGAATATCTTTTCTAAGATGGAAAAGAGACAGACTGCTTTTGAGATTGATCCGTCTATATACTCACAAGATAGTACTACTTCAGAGGAGATTACCGAGGTATCTGCTTTTGGAGTGAAAGGTGATCCTGGACTTAGTACATATTATCCTTCTGTATATTAAATATGGCAGATAAGACGAAATCAAAACCATATGCTTCTAGCTTAAAAGTTAAGCAGATTGCGATATACAAAGCTGGTAAAGATGATAAACCATATGCTAACTTGTTGGCTCAAGTACCCATGATTCAGTATCATGAAGATATTATGTGGCCATCATATGGTGCAACTATGACTGTTGTTGATAATGCAAAGAATTTAATTTCTTCTATGCCCATACAGGGGTATGAAAAAGTTGTACTTGAGGTTGAGGATATTCATAATGATACGTATGAGTATACTTTTCGTGTTTGGACTGTATCTAATAGACTTAATGCAGATAGAAAACAAGTCTATACATTAGGATTGATAGCACAGAATGGTTTAGTTAATGAGGGGCTTCGTGTTAATAAGATTTTTAAAGGTAGGACAGATGAGATAGTTACGGCGGTAATGAAAGAGTATCTGGATTCGGATGTTGATACGGAGGAATCACAGACTAATATGAAGATTCTTCCTACAAAGAAGTCTCCATTCTCATTGATTAGGTCATTACAATCTAAGTCTGTTCCTAAGATAGATCCAGAGGGACAAACATCAGATGATGACGATGATGATGACAGTAGTAATGATGATGAAAATGTTACTAGTGATGTAGGCACAGGAGATGTTGAGAAAGCTACTGGTAGTGCTGGATACTTATTCTTTCAGACTAGAACAAGATATGTTTTTAAATCATTTGATCAGCTTTGTACTATAGGAGAAGAATCTATTAAGGGAGCCTTTACATATAGTCCTGGTAAAACTGACAATAAGGAATCCACAGATAAGATTCAAGAAATCTTATTTGATCAAGAAATTAATATAATGAAGAAGATGCGAGAAGGAGCATATTCCTCAATATGCTGCTTTTTCAATATAAATACAGGGACGTATACGGAGAGAGTCTATTCTTTAGCGGATAGTTGGGATGACATGAAGCACCTAGGCAGTACAAATGGACTGCCAACGGGTCAAGTTAAGTTATCTAAGTATCCAACACGGGTGATGTCATCCGTGATTAATCATGAAAACTGGTATACAGGTACTGAACCTGCAACGGGAGATAGTGATATCATAGATAATCAAGCAGACTATCTTTCTCAATCATATGCCAGAGCTGGTATAATGTTTAATCAGCAATTAACCATATCGTTGACAGGACATTTAGAATTATCAGCTGGTGATAAAGTAGTCATTATGATTCCTAATCAAGTACCAGACTCTGATAGGACTAAACCCGATAAAAATTGGGATCCAGAACATAGTGGAATATATTTGATCAAAAATATAAATCATCAATTCCACATAATTGATCAGAATGTCTATACTGTACTTGAGCTAGTTAGGGATTCATATGGTATGATAGAAAGTACTGTAAACACGAAATAGGATTTATATGGAATCTATAGAAGCACACATAAAAAAAGATAAAGAGATCCTTGATGATGCTACAACTAGCCCTGCTGCTCGTAGGCATTATAAAGAGGAGCTGCATGAATTAGAGGTGTATGCAGAGCACCACAAAGAAGAGATAGATGCAGGTGATCATCATGATCCTAACTGTATTGAACTCTTCTGCGAAACACACCCAGATGAGCCAGAATGTTTAATATACGATGACTGATGCCTTAAGTAGCTTATACCCAACTGTTCAGATAGGAGCTGATGGTTTTAATTGGTGGATTGGTCAGATTGAATCTGTCCGAGATACTGATCCGAAACAAGGTGATAGATGGAAAGTAAGAATTATTGGATTACATCCAAGAACTTGCGATGCAGTTCCATCTACTGAGTTACCTTGGGCATCATGTATGATGCCTGTGACTAATCCTCATAAGGTTGGTGGTATAGCTTCGGTGTCAAGTCAACTTGATGATGGTTGTTGGGTTGTCGGATTTTTCTTAGATCAAGACAAACAACAACCTATCATCATGGGTAGTATTGGTAGGGTTCCTAATTCAAAGACTGATGAAGATGAAGAAAAACCTGATCCTGATCAAGTAGGATGTAATGCTTTTACTACCTACTTAGATCCAGAGAAAGTAATAGCTTTTGAACAGTCTCTTACAGATAAACGTAAACCAACTACTACAGGTTCTGGTATTACAACTGATGATGAAACTGTTTTTACTGGTGCATCAGACGGAAATGCAACACAATTAAATCCAGCAGGAAAAAATGTCTGTGTGGAGCTTGCTGATAAGTGTGGTAAAGAGACAGACATGTCCAAGACCTTTATGAGGCTCTTTAGTGAGATGTTGTATGAGACCCAACGTAACAATGGAAAGTTGGGTGATTATCTGGTTGGAGAAGTAACTGGTGAAATGTACAGTGCCATAGGTATTGGCAGAAAGTATGTTAACAAAGCCATTAAAATTATTAGAACCTTTGTTGCTAGAGTCAAAGGGTTTATAGTTGAGCAGTTGAAGTCAGCAGTTAAAGATCTTACTGATGCATTACTTCGTCCTTCTGAGACTGGTAATGCTTTAACACCAGTAACTGAGTTCTTTAACAATATGTTGAAGCAAGTTGGTTGTGAAATGGCAGATTTAGGTGACCGACTTATAGAGTTTCTAACAGATCTTATTTTTGGTTATCTCTTTAACATCTATAAAGCAGCAGTATGTCATGTAGATCAGTTTGTGCAGGGTATTCTTGCTAAGATTCAATCTTTAATGGAGGATCTTCTTCAAAAAATTCTCGGACCTTTGCAAGCTATTTTAGGTGCAATAGCAGCTCCATTGAATATGATTGGTGATGCTATTAATTATGTTCTTAATTTACTTGGTATTACATGTAATGGACCTGCCAAGGAATGTAGTAAAACAACAAAGGTTTGCTCTAAAGGTGATACTGATGAAAGAGAGGATGATTTCTTAGACAAAATTTTAGAAGGTATTGATAATACGTTTGGAGATATTGAAGCAGATTGGTCACAATATACTTGTGAGGAAGCTTATGAAGGAATTAAGTTACCTACAAGTGATGTAACATTTATTGGTGGAATTCAAGATCCTATTGTAAGAAGAAAACTCATTTATACTATTAATGATATAACAGTTAAAGAAGGTGAGATGGCAGTCTTTACTGTTAGAAGGTCTGGTCACACATCTGTTTCTTCTAGTGTTGCATACTCAACTAGAAATGGTACAGCACAGAAAGGTTCTGATTACGAGGAACAATCTGGTATTGTTGGGTTTGCTCCAGGAGAAACTGAGAAGTATATTAATATAAGAACGTTTGCAGATGCATTAGAGGAAACTGATGAAGATTTCTATGTGAGAATAAGAAAAGATACACCAGGAACTGTTGGTGCTAGTGCTGTAAAGAATGTTGCTAGGTGTATTATACAAGAATATGATACAACAGAACCTCAGTATACTGATGGTATTGGTAGTGGTATTGATCCAACTCCAAGTAATATAGTAATACCATCTAGAAATCCAAACATTGATGATCTATGGACTGATCCAGTAGTTGCTGATTCTTCGGACGGTAGAGTTACTACAACTGATGAAAATGGTATCATTAGTGTTGATGGTGTTGTACAGCCTCCTACATATCAGATTATTCCAGATAAGGTAATTGTAAAGGAAGGAGAGTTTATAACATATACTATTAAGACTACTAATGTAGCTTTTGGAAGAAACTTTACATATAGTCTATTTGGTGTTAATATTACACCAAGTGATATTGTATCTAAATCATTAAATGGTTCTTTTATTGTTGAGGATTTGAAAGATTCTGTTGATATGCCATACTCAGCAAAGGTTGTGGTTGGTATTGAAGAGGATTCTTTATTTGAAGATGAAGAACTATTAATATTTTCTATTCCAGGAACAGGTGCTTCTGCTAGTGTTCTTATTGAATCTAGTGAGTCTTCCTTTAGTGAGGAAGAGGTAGCAAGACAGGAAGATAGTTCATCAACACCTGTACCTGACAGTGGACCTCAACTTCCAACAGTGGGTGAAATTATCACAGATACTGATGGTGGTATTATAGAGATACCAATTGCTGATCCTGGTGATCCTTATAGGGAGCCACCACAAGTATTGATTACAGGTAATGGTTATAGAGCAGCAGGTATTGCGTTGTTAGATAAGAAAGGAATTCTATCAGAGATTCGTATTACAGATCCTGGTTATGACTATAAAATTAATACTTCATCTGATGCTAATAAAGAATGTATTATTGATTCGTTTACTATGATTAGACCAGGGCAAGGATATACTAGTACACCAACAGTTACTGTTGATGGAGATCCAACTGTTGCTGATGCACTTGTCAATACAAAAGGTCAAGTAATTAGTGTTAGAATTAAGAATAGAAGTAGGGTATTTGAAACATATCCTAAAGTAAGAATTATGGGTGGTGGTGGATATGGAGCTAAGTTCCTTCCATCCTTTATTTGTTTGGATTCTGATGAACGTGTTAGAGTCGGATCTGCTAAGATCGGAACAGGTTCCTATATTGATTGTCCATAGGTGCTATTATGACTTCATCGTTTGATCAAAATACAGTAGAAGTAGCAGATGGTTCTTTTGAGACAAGAACATTTACTGGTGACCTTTTAGAACCAACTACTCCTAATGAGGAGCAAGAAAAAAGTAAAAAAGATATTACAGTTCTTGTTAATGGACCACACCATCAAGTACTAGATCATAATGGTGATCTAGAGATAAGACATAAGATTGGTGGTCATGGTATTTCTATAGATGCCAATGGTGACATCTATATGCTTACTGGACCTGGATCTGGTGGCAGAGTTCAAGGTGGTAGGTTTATTGTTAATGCACATCATGGATCTATCTTTAAGTCTGGTGGACCTATTTGTACAGAGGCATTAGCAGATTCAGGAAATCCTGTTGAAGGAGAGGGGTCTGAGAGCACTGCTGAGGCTGCTAAAGGTGGTCTTGCTCGTTCTGATGTTCATTATGGAGATTGGATCACTGAGACACATGGAGAGTTGAGACTGAAGGCAACTAATATAGTCATTGAAGCTACTGATGTTCTTTCTCTGATTGGTGGAAGTGTTTTAATTCAGGGAGGACCAAATGGTGGTGGAGAGGTTGCAGTTGCTGCTGGTAGTATTACTGAATTAACTTCAATTAAGAAGACAGCTGTTACTAGTCAGAACTTAAAGATTGGTGCTGGTGAGGACACTGATCTACAGTTTGATCCTAGAGCAACTAGAAATATTGTTTCTACTGGTCATTTAAATGTTAAAACATTAGGAGATTTGAAGCTAAATGCAATTGGATGTGGTAATGTAACATTTGGTGGTGTTCCTGCTGCTGTTCCATTAATTAAAGCAAATAGACTGACAGGATTTGGAATGAGTGTTGCTGCTGGTAGTTTGTCTATATCAACAAAGTTAGGTAGTTTGTCATTGGAAGCTGGTGGAGTTGGATTCCCTGATGCTGGTGATTTAATACCAGGATCTGTTAGTATTAATGCTAAAGGCAATACAACAGTCAAAGGAGCTCTACTTTATCTTAACTGATGTGCCAGTTGAGCAACTGTCACAAGGGGGGTTGACCGATCCCGAAGAAAATGTTATTATTATAAATAACTTGAAGTAAATGCATTACTACTAGTTAATTATACTTATAGAAGATATTAGTTTTTCTTATATAAGTATTTGATCAACCTCCCGAATGACTCAATTACTCTCGCTAGGTAGGTGTCCCGTACAAAAACGAAAGGTTGTCGGCCTTTCTATCATCCGTAGGTTAAACTCTACGAGACACTAAAATAAAACACATGTCTATTAAATCAACAATCGCTGCGGTAGCAGCATCTCCATTCCTTCTCGCTGGTGCAGCTTTTGCTGGTCCATATGTGAATGTAGAAAGCAACTTGTCTTATCCTGATGGAGACTATTCTTCAGCTGCAACTGACATCCACATTGGATATGAGGGAGCTACAGAAGACGGTAAGATTGCATACTACGTACAAGGTGGTCCTGCACTAAACCATAGTGAGTCAACTGACGATACAGAAACAGAACT